CGCAGATGCATCAGAGCACCCCCTGGAGTGCGGCATCACGGAGACCGCGTTCGGTTGCTGCCTGCACTTCGCCGGCGGTCTGTGTCTGTGTGTATATGTTCTGGTTCAGGGTCACTGATACTCCACCTCCACCAACGGTAGCAGCGGTTGGTATGTTTATCCCGGTTCCTGAGGTGGCTGAGGTCGCACCAGCGTCTAGTGCCGATCCATTGGTGGTTGCAGCGGTAGTGGTTTGGGCGAACGCTGGTGAGGCATAAGATGGGACCTGGATGTTTACGGTCGGGATCTGTGGTAGTCCGCCTTTCGGGTTGCCATCCGCATCATACTCGACGTGATATGTGCGGGCGATTGCCGGGTTATTGTTGACGTACTCGACATACTCTTTCCAGTTCGCGGACTTGACGTCCAGCCCCTCGTTCTCGATCTGCGCCATCAGGTTCTCGTGTGCGATCTGTGCCTCTTCGCGGGCCCGTAGCGCAACATCGAGCTTCTTCTGTTCCTCTTCGAGCAACTTTCCGATCTCGTCGAGCCTGTTCTGTGCGCTGGAGATGCTCTCGCCATTGAGTTCTTTCTCGATCTCGGTCTTCTCCTCCTTGACCGTTTGTGATTCTATGAGGGCGTCCTGGTATCGATCCTCCGCGTCGGCGACGTCGAGCACCGCCTCCCGGTGTCGGAGTTTGAGATCGGCCAGATCGCGTTCGGCACGGGCCCTGTCGTCGGCGTCTTCAAACGTGGCCGTCCGGATCTCCAGTTCTTTCTCCTTGATCTCTTTTTCGAGATCGGCAAGTGTCTGGCGTGCACGGATGGTCCGGATCTCTGCTCGTTCGACATCCCTCTCCGCCGTCTCGATCTCCTTGTCGATCCCCAGAGCGCGGTCGATCGTCGCTTTCAGTTCGTCGTACTCCTTCTGAAGATCGGATACCGCCCTCTGATGGCCCGATACCGCTTTACTCGCTTGATCATACGCGATTTTTGCACCATCAGCCAGCCTGCGGGTCGCCAGCTCGGTTTCGCGGATCACACGGGCCTTCTCGATCTCAGCGATTTCGAGTTCTTTCGCAGCGATGATAGCGTCTTTTTGCGACTGTGTGAGACCATCGATCGCGTTGGTCTGCCGCTGTGCCGCTTCGGTTGCATCGCGGAACTCACCGACGAGCTCGCCCGTAGCGAGCTTCTGCCAGTTTGTTTCCTGTGTTGCCCGGCGTGTTGCCGCCGTTTGCCGTTCGGTGACAGGAGTATACTGCGACCGGATCACCGATATCTGATTCCGAAGTTCTTGTTCCATCTCACGGAGTGCGTCGATCTCGTCTTCGATCGTTTCCGTGGTCTTCTCCGTGAGATCCTGTATATCCTTCAGGCTTTCGCCATATTCCTGTGTTGCATCTGTTGCGTCTCGTGTTGATGCAATGAGCGGCAGCAGCACTGCTCCCAGCGTAGTCACGCCGATGATGGCGAGCCCGATCGGGTTTGCGGCGATCGCGGCGCTGAACCCTCTCGTCGCGATCGTGGCGGCGATCGTCGAGGCTTGATACGTGCGGTAGAGAGAGATCAGTTGCCCGACCGAACCGGCGAGGGTGCCGAGCCCCCAGATGACCGGACCGGTTGCAGCGGCGAGGAGTCCGGTGGTGACGATGACGCGCTGGGTGCCTTCATCCAGGTTCGAGAGCCAGTTGGCAAGGCTCGTCGCACCCTCGATCGCGGGCATCAGCGCGTCGGCGATCAGGTCGCCGAATGTGATGCTGAGCGTCTCGATAGCGCCCTCCAGTTCGCGGAGGGATCCACCGACGCCGCCCTCCATCGTCTCGGCCATCCGCTGCGCGGCACCGTCGCAATCTTCCAGGGCGGCGGTATAGTCCCGGATACCGTCGCCTCCGGCCCGGAGCAGGGCGATCATGCCCGGCCCGGCCCGGTCGCCGAAGAGCGACATGGCGTCGGCGGTCGAGAGGCCGGCCGAGGAGAGCGTATCAAGGATCTCCGCGAGCGAGTGCACTTCTGGATTGACGTCCTCTGCTGTCAGCCCGTAGGTGGCGAGGATATCGGTGGCCTGTTTCGTCGGGGATAGGAGGGATGTCAACGCGCCCCGGAGCGCCGTGCCGGCCATCGTGCCCTGGATACCAGAGTTGCTCATCACCTGGATCGCGGCGGTCGTCTCCTCGATAGAGAGCCCGGCAGACGACGCGACCGGCCCGACATAGGCCATCGCGTGACCGAGCTGCTCGACGGAGGTGTTGCTGCTGGCGGCGGCCTGCGCGAGCACGTCGGAGACGTGGGCGAGGTCGGAGACCTCCAGGTTGAATCCTGAGAGGACATTCGTCGCGATATCGGCAGCGCTGGCGAGTTCCATCGCCCCGGCAGACGCGAGGGAGAGCATCTGCGGGGTCGCCTCAAGGATCTCGTTCGTATCAAGCCCGGCCATACCGAGATACTGCATGGCGGCGGCAGACTCGGACGCGGACCACGCGGTCGACGCGCCGAGGTCGGTCGCCTGCTGTCGGAGCCGGTCGAACTGATCCCCGGTGGCGCCGGTGACCGCCGCGACCTTCCGCATGGAGTCGTCGAAGTCGGCCGCGGTCTTGACCATCAGCCCTCCGGTGAGGGCGAGCGGGGCGGTTACCTTCAACATGAGGTCAGAGCCGATGCTCGTCATCCGCGACCCGATAGATTTGAGGTCGCCCTCTAACCCCTCGGTGCGCTTCTTCGCATCGTCGTATGCTTTGATCAGTCCGGATGCGTCGCCGACGATCTCGACGACGAGTTTCCCCGCGACGGTTTCACCGACCATGCGCGTCCCTCCGGATCAGGTTGCTGAGCTCCCGCTCTATTGCCGGGGCGTCGGGGATATCGGAGCCGCCGGGCAGCTGCGCTTCTGCTGCCTGCGTGGGGGCGGTCTCGGATCCCCGGAGCCCGGTATTAATTGAGTATTCGAGGTACATGAGCACCTGCGGCCATGTGAGGCGATCGAGGCAGTAGTCCGGCGTCCACCCGTAGACTCTACACAGATGAGCGATGATCCGGCCCGCCTCGATCACCGGTTTTTTTCGCTGAGTTCCTGCTCGTTATCGTCCTTCTTATCGCCCCACCGCCGGAACGCCTGCGCGAGGACGACCTGCGTCAGCCCCGCGAGCTGCGGCCGGGTAAGTTTCGTCTCCAGCCACTCGGCGGTGATCTTCGGGTTCGCCTGCCCGCATATCGCGGCGATCGCGGGGATCATCTCGTCGTCGGGGATCTTCTCCCATCCGCCGTGGCGCTGCGTGGCCTCGGAGAGCAGGAGCGTGCCGCGAGCTGGTACAACCGTGAGATCGATCTCCTCGATCTCGTCGCCGTTGCCGATCTTGACGATCACCGGCTTGGGCGAAAGGGTGGAGAGGTCGATGATATCGACCATGCTCACACCGCCTGCTCGTCGTAGATCTGCATCACGTTCGCCGTGTCCGGGAGCGTGTGGTCGACGTAGCCCGTCAGCGTGACCGGGATACCCGCCGCATCGCCGCCAGCGTCGGCCGTGAACGAGTGCTCGAAATTCGACGTCAGTTTCGCCTTAAACAGCCGGTAGCGGTACTTCTTCCCGGCCGCGTTGACGTTGGTGAGCTGCACCCCGACATACTTCGGGTCGAGCCCGGTGCCGCCGAGCTTGATCGACTGTGACGCAACCGGCGTATAGCCGTAGGTGATCGTGAGCACCTGCGCAGTCGTGGTGACGGTAACCGAGTCGAGCACGATGATGCCCGTCACGCCCTTCTCGTCGGTGATCACCATGTAGTCGGTGTCGAGCGTCAGCGTGCTATCCTCCGAGCCGGAAACGGACGCGATGGCCGCACTCGGCTGATCGGTGACGGGGATAAACGTGGAGTAGTCCCACGCGCCGCTCGCGACGTTGAGCGTCTTACCGCTTACCGGGTCGCCGGTTTCGGTCGTGACGGTGCCGAGCCCGAGTTTCGCGAGCGTGTCGAGCGTCCACTCCCGGAGCGTCGCGGCGACCGTCACAGTCGTGATCTGATCCGCGATGACGACCTCGGGGGCGTTGTCGGGCGTTACGGTGCGCGTTTCCTTGTTGAGCGTGAGGGTCGCGCCCGTCAGGATACCGACATCCACCATGTCGGCGAACGTCGCGGGGTGATCCTCTACCTCAAGTTTGCAGCTCCCGATCCGGATCGCGGCCGGGTTCTGCACGTTGGTCTGGTATGCCATTGTTTCAGGTCTCCTCTAGATATGTGACGATGACGTCCACAGGGATCCAGTGGATCCCAGTCGTCTCGTCGTAGTCGTCGTGCTGTCCTGCGTACTGGATGTACTCGATTCTCGCGCCGTCCTGGACGCCCCGGTAGCCGTGGAGCGCGCACCGCACCGCGTCGGCGAGTTCGGCGGCGGCTTTCCACGATCCTGCCATGCACGTATACTGCATCCGGGCCTGCACGATGCCAGTGAGGCTGTCCTGTGGGCGGCTGATCATCTGGTAGACGACCGCCGGGAACGTCGGCTCGCGAGGCAACCGCCCCTGATAGGCGCGGGTCCCGATGATCGCGGCGACGCCGGGGTCGGCGACGAGGATCGCGCGGAGGATGGACTCGATCTGCATCTAGCCCCGCCTCCGTACGATATCCCCGACCGCCGCCCGGAACTCATCCACAGCTGCGCCTCTTTTTTCATCGAGTGCGGGCCGGATGTGCGGCCTCGGCGCCTGATTGTAGACGCGGCCGAGCTTGTCCGCGCCGACGAACCCATACTCCAGCCGCTTCGCCTGGGGCGCATCCGTCCCGACCTCGACGCGGCACCGCTCCGAGGATTTCTCGACAGTCTCCATGTGAAACGATCGACGGTAGGTACCGGTCTTGTACGGGGTTCTGCCGCCTTCGGGGACGGTGACCCGCACCTGGTTGAGCACGGGGAGCGCCGCCGCCCGGGTTGCGGCCTCGAGCGCCGGGCCTTTGATGTCGTCGGCGAGGGTGCGGAACTTCGCCGCGAGGTCTCCGGCGCCGATAACATGGACGCCCGGCCCGCTCATCGGAGCCACCCCCCGGATGCGAGCGCGGTGAAAAACGCGACAACCACTGAGACGATCGCCGCAAGTGCGCCGTCTCTCCCGGTCTGCGAGTCCTGTCGCGCCTTGATCTCGTTGATACGCTCGTCCTGCGCCTGATTCGCCTCCTTGATCTCCCGGAGCGTGTCCTTGATCCACCGGACGTCCTGCCGGGTCTCGTAGATCATCGCCTGGAGAGCGGTATCGTCGCTCACCGCACCACCTCGCAGGAGAGCCGCGTCATGCTGCCGAGGATCTGCTCGACGAGCAGGACGTCGTAGGTCGTGCCGTCGACGGTCGCCCGGTCGGACTCCTTGATGTCAGGATAGTGCCCCTGCAGGGCGATCGCCGTGGTCGCGACGACATAGGTCTGGTTCGGCCCTTTGATCTCGCGCCCCTTGAGCGGTGAGACGTTGCAGGCCACATCGACGTATCGGTCTTTCCAGGCCGTTGTCACCTGCCCGTCGGCGTCCGCATCCTCCGTCAGGTATTGCACCCGGCAGAGGCTCGGGAAATGGCTCCCTAGTGCGCCCATGAGCCGGGGGTCGACAAGAGGATGGCTCATAGACCCTCCCGAAGACTGGCGGAGAACGGGGTCCACGGGCCGGGGATGATCTCGACGTAGTCCTCATCGGCCGTCTGCGCTCTGAGTGCCTCGGCCTGCTGATGCAGAGCGTTGGCGACCGCCTGCCCGTTCGTCCGCAGCCCGTTGACCTCGATGTACTTCAGGATGAGCGCCTGCGACGCGGCGATCTGGTCGAGTGCCTGCGCCGCTGCGAGCCGGACGTCCTGCTCGTTGAGCGAGAGGAAGACCTCGATCTCTTCATCGCTGAAAATCTCGTTGTCAGGGTCGCGGTCGGTGCAGAGTAGTCGCACGGTGCCGGCCGGTGTGCCCGGATCGTATGTGAATGTCATCAACCCTCCTTGATCACCTTGAGATCGCCGGGTGGTTGTGCGGGTTCCCTCATAGATTTGAGGTCTTTGCGGAGCCCGAGCAGTTGCCCGTTTAGCCGTTTGAGTTCGGTGATCTGTGCATCCTGCCGTGCGATCACAGCGTGGAGCATGGCATCTGTCCGGGTTACCGGGTCGGGTACTTCATTCATTTGATCGACTCCGGGAGGGGTGATACCCCTCACTGTCCGAAGCTGCCTACAGCTCCACGGTAGTCCATCGCCTTCCCACCGACGAT